CACTGCGGGTGTTCTGGTTCTACGGATCCACTGGCTCCGGAAAGACTCGCGCTGCGTTTGAAGAGGCAGGAGACCAAGCAATTTACACAAAACCCGCTGGAAACAAATGGTGGGATGGATATACAGGACAACCTATAGTTTTGTTGGATGACTTTAGGAGTGATTGGTTCACTTTTGGGTACCTGCTTCGCTTGTTGGATATATACCCTATGCCTCTCGAATACAAAGGCGGCATGACGAACCTTTGCTCTCAGACGATCTACATTACCTGCCCCAACCATCCTGAAGTGTTATACGAGGATTTAATGGCTAGGAAGGAAGGCGCTTCTGCGCAATTGCTTCGTAGAATCACTGAAATTAGGCAATTTGGCCAGCCCCCAGCTGCGGTTGTAGAGGGTATTGAGAGTTTTAATTAATTTTAAGAAATATGAATAGAATCATAATTTTAAGATGGGCCCTCTTATTACTGCTTTTCCTATGGTTCCGTCTGGAAAGACGATAGCTATTGATGCTGCCGCCAAGGCTGTTTCTGATATGAAACGCCAGAAGAATAATTCTGGTCTTCCTTATGCCACTTCTGCTGGTAATTTTGAGCGTTTACAGCGCCGATCGAGGAAGATGGCTAAGGATTTTCAGGAGGCTATGGAAAAGAATGTTAAAAGGAAAATTGATAGTATGAGCGGTTCTCAGAACAATCGTAAGATTGGGTTGAAGGTTTCTCAATTTATTCCTGGTAAAGGTTTGGAAATTCCTGGTGCTCAGGTTGAGAATGATCCGAGTATTTATTGTTCTTTAGGTCTTAAAGGTGATAAACTTCTAGATCCTTTGGATGAAACTTTTAAGCGTATTAAAGGTCGACGAGTTAGTATGGATTTTGCCTTTAAGCTTATCAACAATCGCGATGGTTTGTTGAGTCATGATAAGAAGACTCGTGTAACTGTCATGAATTGTTTTCGTCATGTTAATCCGGATAGTTTTAATAACGAAGTTACCGGATGGCATGAAACAATCTCAGGCAGTGCTTCTGTTATTGAGGCTAAGCAAAAATCAAATCAGAATTGGAATAAGACTTTAGGTCCTGATGCTTCTTTGATTCGCCGGGCTACTTACGGCAAAGATTCAGGGCATGAAGGTTCTGAATGTGGTACTTGGCGTGGTGTCAATGGGGATAATGCTCATGCTGCTACTGGTTCTTATGCTAATCCTCATGGTGCTGATGCTAATACTCTTATGAGTCCTTATCGTTATCCTCTTGATATGGAGGTAATGTATTCTCGTGTCAACCGTCAATTGCTTGAGAATTACGGATGGATGTTGAATCCTTATAAGTTTACTGGGTTTGCTTCTGGAGCCTCTATTTCAGCTGGCGCAGCTCCTCAGATAGGAGATGTTACCATGTGGACTAATCCTGGTGATACGTCGTTGGATTTTACAAAAGTTTTGTCTACCGGTACGCAGAGTGACAAGAAAGCATCCTTTCCTTGTCAAGTGAACACACAGGATCAGAGTCTTAGTCATCAGGTCAAATCTTTTGAATGGCACAGTCAGTTTGGACCTGGTAAATTGAACTATCAATTTCAGAATGATGGTACTAATCCTGTCTGTATTGATATATGTGTTGTTGGTATCAAGAAGGATAGTCCTGTTTCTGCTGATTTGTTGGAGAAATTTTGCAAATATAATTATGCTGTGCATAAATTTGCCAACAGAGGTGCCACTGATGTTAATGGTTTTCAGTCCTCGGCTGGTGCTACTCTCACCGAATCATTTGGCGAGAATGAGTGGCATGATAATGCCAAGATGCCATTTATGCCTGATGTATGTTTTAAGAATCCTCAGAGTTATACGGATGCTGTACCGATTACATCTTCATATGATACACGTATTTATGAATCTCTTATGCAAGGTAGGAAGAATCCGTTTAAGGTTGTGAAGCGTGATCAGTTTATTGTTAGCAGTGGATCGTCCCGTGCTTGGAATACTGTTCTTCCATCGATTAAATATCGTCCTCAGATGTATGAAGATGTAGCTTATCCTGAGGACTTATCTGATTCATCTCTTTTAACTTCCACTTGTGATGAATATACCTTTGTTTTAGCTATTGGTGCATCCGGTTTACCGAAGCCTGTAGAAGAAGTGTTGTCTCGGTTTAAGGCTTCTGATCAAGTAATGCAGCCTGACGGGACTACTACTGAGACCGGACAGAATATTGATGCTAAGGCTATAATTGATCGTCAACCTACCACATGTAATGTTTCTGTTGTTGGCACTTACAAGGAAACTATCTATCCTACTTATCCTGAGGATCGTTCTTCTGTTAATTTTATTAATGGTCGGTTGACCGAACCGTACTTTACTTCTGAACCTGGTCAATATATCCCTAGTGATTATGTTATGCGTCCTCAAGCAGTTAACACTGTGGATATTGCTAATCTTGGTCAGGTTGTTCAGGTGGCAGACAACGGTATCATTGGCGTTGGTGCCTTGACCACTGATATTGGTGCCTAAGATAAAACTCTGTAATATAAGAATTAAGTAAGTAATCATAAATATTAAAGATGGCAACTCGTAGAAGCTATGCACGACCACGCAAGTCCTTCGCGAAAGCGAAATATCATTTACGCGCTGCTAAGTATCATAGTCGTAAGACTTCTTTTTCCAAATCTAAGTTTAAGCGTAGAAAGTCATTTGGTCGAAGAAAGCGTTATTAAAAGGTTTATTAAGTGTGTATATAATAATTTAATTAGTTGATTATAATTCTCCTTGACTTCTGTCTGATCCGAAGAAGTGACGTAAGTCATATTGATCTCTTTCTTGCCTTGCTTGACCAATTCGGTGATTATTGGCTATAACTAAAGCAGCATTACTAGGTTGACTAGTTGTTGTTCCTTCATTTTGCACTGGCAGGATGTTTAAGTTCGCATATCCTGGTAGTGTTCCATTTCTTTGGGATACTAAGTCGGTTCCACCTCCTGCAGCTCGTGGTGCATCCCAAACGTTACGTGGGTCTCTAGGTCGTGGGGGTGGTAATCCAAATTCTTGCTGTAATGCATTTCCTAGTCTCTTTCTTCCTCGCTGTCTTGCGTATTCTGATTCTCTTTGGGCCCTTAGTGCCCCCCATCTTATCACTTCTTCCCTTCGTGCCGCTTCTGCGAAGCGACCTAAGCCGAAGAGTCTGTCCAGTGTTTCGTCTCCTCTTTCTCTACGGTTACGTCTTCTTCTTCTCTGGACTCGACTGTAACGGCGACGACGATAGGCGTAACCGTATGAATCTGTTCTACGACTTTCGTTATACGGCATGTTAAATTTATGTTTTGTATCATAATTTGTATCCTTGGCTTTCTTTTAAATGGCATAGAAGTTGCGGCATAGTATTACCCGCAACTTCTGCACATTTAAAGAAAGGCTGGGTGCCGGGCATGGCGGCCGTCCGTAGGACGTATGACCCCGTCAGGGCCCTAGCGGAGCGGACGGTCTGACGTGTGGGACGAGAATAGACGTACGGTCAGACGTACGGGGTCCCACCCCTTCTGACTCACACAATTCTCGGTAAGTCACCCCGTTTTAAAAAATCATTTTTAGATAATAAAAACTAGTGGAAAAGTTTCTCGTATACTTTGTCATATCAAATCTGACTCGTTTTTCTCTGAAAATTTATTGTTCCTACTTGACGGTCAAATTAGTGACTTCACGCATTGTTCTAGAACACTACTGCCACGTGGCACTATGAACCCTACGATCGTACGCAATTTTGGAGACGTACCTACCGACGACGAATTGACTAGATATTGGGACGGATGCCTAGAGACCAAAGAGTCCGAGAATGGTGTTTCACCAAGCACGACTGGACCGATGCTGACATCGAACATTTGGGCACCAAATGGCGTGAATATGCCACTTACCTCTGCTATCAACCAGAGCTTGCCCCTGGAACGGGAAGAAGGCACCTTCAGGGTTACTTCTGTCTCACTTCCCCTCGAACCCTTAGAGGTGTCAAGAACACCCTCTTCGACACCGCCTCCCTCTCCTCCGCGCACCTTGAAGCCACCAAAGGCACCAAAGAAGAAGCCCGAGATTATTGCCAGAAAGCAGACTCGTTCGATGACACTGCTGGAATCGGCTTTACAGACTTTGGGGACTTTGAAGCTGTCCCTTCAAGACGAGGTCAAGGAGCTCGAAACGATATTGCAGGATGTACATCAATCTTGCGATCAGGCGGAAGCCTCGCTGAAGTCGCAGAGGCCGATCCTGACTCGTTTGTCAAGTTCCACAAGGGATTCATTGCCTACCAACAACTTGTTTGCTGCAAGCCGCGTGTACGCGACGAAGGAGGGTTATTTCCAACACTGCGGGTGTTCTGGTTCTACGGATCCACTGGCTCCGGAAAGACTCGCGCTGCGTTTGAAGAGGCAGGAGACCAAGCAATTTACACAAAACCCGCTGGAAACAAATGGTGGGATGGATATA